GCTTTCGCGCCATTGCGCTTGGCAAATCCTATTCGTTATTTGAGCCGCGTTATTCCAACGACAGGTTCAGACGAAGCATTCGTGGTAAAAACAGGTAACGCCACAGTAATCCAAACAAATACAACTAACCCTTGGAACTACGATGTGCAATCAGACGTGGGCAACTACGCAAGCTCATTTTGGCAAATCTCTGTTAAATGTATCAATGCGACTGTGCCAGTTCGTACAGCCATTCTTTCAGACATCAATGCACTTGATGAATCAATCGTTTCAGACATCGCTTTAGAATTTGCGCAACAGGAAGCACTTTCTATGATGTTAAACAACGACCAATCAACAGGTACAGCAACCCCTCAAACTGGTTCTACATACGGCTTGAGAGGCTTAAATTTCTATGCAGGTTCTACAACTGCCGCATCATTCGGTACAAGTGGTTCAGCTACAACTAATGGTCGCCACACTATGCTACAAGTAGCACAAGGCGCATCAGCGATTGCATACAACGACATCGCGGCATTGGCTAGCGCATTACCTCCACAATACTGGTCAGACCCTTCTACAGCATGGATGATGCACCCAAACACTATCCTCGCATTGCGTGAGTTAAAAGATACTGGCGGGTTGCCTTTATTCTTGGAAATTGGTGACAAAGACGGATATTCAATCGGCAATATCTTCGGTCACCCAGTTATTCCTAACCCATACATGGATCAAATAGGTGCTGGTAAATTCCCAGTATACCTAGCGGCATGGCAACAATTCGTTACTATCGCAGATAACGAAGAAATGAAAATCCAACGTCTTGAGCAAACAAGTCCGGGCTTTATTACTCTTTACGCTGAAAAACGTGTTGTTTCTACTATCCGCGATGTATTCGCTGGTGTTCGTTTGTTGGGTGTTTAATTAAGGACTTGCGATGGCTACTGAAAATTTAACCCTTTCGGAATTTTTTGGCACGCAACGCAATCCGTATAACTATGCAAAAGTCGAGCAGGTTAGCCGTGATTTAGCGACTGCTTGGCTAACGCTTGACGAAATTACACAACAGCTAAACTTATTTAATGACGAAAGTCAGGACAGCTATTTAACATCGCTTGAACTTGCGACTCGCATGGCGATTGAAGATTATCTAGGTTTAGCCGTTTACCCAACGCAATACAAAGTTTACTACGGCAATAGTGGGCTATATGGCACTGCCGTATACCTAGATTTGCCCGAAGTTTCAGCCGCGCAAGGCAATACGGCAGGGGTAACGATTAACTCTGTGCAGTATTACAGCGACTCAAATGTTTTAACAACATTGGCTTCAACATATTATTCTTACGACCCTACAGGCAATCGCGTCATTGTGACTAGCATTCCTGACACTTTGAGCCAATATGTTGCCAACCCAATCGTTGTTACTTATACGCAAAACGCTTCTTTTATCGCGCAATACCCAGTGGTCAAGCAAGCGGCGTTATTGCTTTTAACGCACCTCTACAACAATCGTAGCAACACTTCTGACGGACGTTTGGTAGATATACCTTATGGCGTTGATGCTTTGTTGCGCCCTTACAAACCATTGGTGATGTAATGGCTATAACGCGCTATGAAAATTTAACAGTCAATCGCGTTGTTGATACCAAAAATACGCTTGGAGAATACAAATCTACAATCGTAAAATGGTTTGAAACGCGTGGGCTTGTTCATGACCTTGCAAATAGTCTAACTATTTCCGAAAAATATCGGATTTATAACGATTTGATGCAAGCAACTTTGAACTATACGCCGAACTGGAAAGAGATTGTGGATAACCAAGACTTGTATAGTATTACATGGCGAGGCTTCGACTGGCGTATTACTAACGTCAGGGAGTCTAATGACAGAATGAAAGTAACAGTTATCTGTTACAGAAACGACCCAGCGGTGCCAGTATGAGCCAAAATAATCCTCTCGTTTATGGCGACGCTATTCAATACCAGCTTCAAAGCATTGTTGGTAGTGTGCCTGTGTATGCGGCGTTTAATAGAGATTATGCAAAGCAACCAAAATTTTTAACTTGGATGTTACGGAATGTGCATCAGCCTGTTTATACTGGTGTAAACCAAAATAACAAAGGTATTGATAGACCAGTTTTCCAAGTAAGTATATTTGCACAGAGTATGGAAGATGCTTTCAATTTGTCAAATACCATATTACAATCGCTTCATGGTTATAACGGCTTTTTCGGAAGCCCGTCAACAGGATTTAATATATCTAAATGTGACGTAAACTGGCTGTACAATACATATGACAATACTATTGGTTTGAACCAAATAATCTTGGACTGCACTCTTGACATTCCAACATAAGATAAAATTTTACTAATTTTTTTTTAAGGACATATCATGGCTATTCCAAATAAAGTGCTTCCGGGCTTTTCTGCCTCAATGTACGCGCAGTCAGGTTCTGCACCAACAGCATTAACATTGACACAATTGTCTACATTAGCAAGCGTTAGCGCGATTGCTGTATCAGGCAACTTATTAAACGTAGAAGCTATTCCAACTTTTGGTCAAGATGACGCTGTTGCGAACTTCACTATCGCTGGTTCACGCCAATCAGACAAAATCCCTGTGCAAGCGGCTCCGACTTCAATGTCAATTACTGCGGCATGGAACCCATCTGACACAGTAATTCAGCAAGTACGCACCGACGCATATAATGGCACCACAGAGCGCACTTATGTAGTTTCCGCTACCGATGGTACAAACATTATTTATTATGCGTTTAACGCACGCGTTGCGGCTTTTCAAATTGACGCCGCCCCAAATGCAGAAGCAAAAGCCATTTTTACATTGCAACCACGCGGCAATATGTACGGCTGGTCTAACAACGCTTAATTAGGAGAGATAAAAATGTCAGCACCAAATAAAATATTGCCTGGATTTTCCGCATCAATGTGGATGCAATCAGCCGCTACTCCTACTCCATTAACGACTGCAAACTTGGCTGTATGGTCAGGTCAAGTAGCGACTATCGTAGGTACAGCGGCTAACGGCACAGGCGCGTCAGGCACACAACTGAACGTAGAGGCAATTCCTACATTCGGTCAAGACGATGCTGTGGCTACTTTTTCTATCGCGGGCTCACGTCAAAGCGATAAAATTCCAGTACAAGCCGCACCAACCTCATTAAGCATTACCGCCGCTTGGAACCCAAGTGACGCTGGCTTATTGCAAATCCGTAGCGATGCGTATAGCGGAACAGTAGACCGCACATTCGTAGTAGCGGCGACAGATGGTACTTCAACGATTGCTTACGCTTTCAATGGTCGTGTAAGTGCTTTCCAAATCGATGCGGCACCAAATGCCGAAGCAAAATGTATTTTCACTATCCAACCACGCGGCAATCAATATGGCTGGAGTAACACATAATGAGCTTACAAGACGCTATTGATGTATTGGTATCTACTTATGACTCTCTTGATGTAGTCGCAAGAGGCTTGGAAGTAGATGCAAAAGAGGTAGCTGATGCCCTTGCAAAAGCAACTCCTGATACAGCGGAGTTTGTCGTGTTAGGTTATTTAGCTAAATACAATCCTTATGTAGCACCAACCAAAAAGGCGGAGCCCGTAGCCCCGACAGAATAAAATATGCAAACGACAATACAAAATAATCAAGATTTATTAAACTTTCTGTTATCCCAAGCCAACTCTGGCGCAAAGAATTGGTTTGGGTTTCATGAACAGCGTATTGCTGGCATTGACGTAGCTTATAAAATTGCCATTCACCACGCTGATACGATGACACCCGAAGAAGTGGTGGAATATGTGATTGCGTTAAATAATGCAATTTACAAAAATATGATAAAAGGATAAGACATGAGTTTAGGCAAAAAACTTGGTTCTTCATACGATGAAGCCAAAGACAAAATCAAATACCGAAAAATTAGCATTCAGTTTGAAGATGCTTCTTTTGATTTGAAGGTTCGCATCCCTTTCAAAAAAGAGATGGAACAAATCATCAATAAAATCTCATCCCCTAGCCAAGAAGCTGTGGATAAAATCTACGAGCGTTTAACGGCGACCATTAAAAAATCATTGTTGGATAACGGCGAAGAATTTATTGAAGCGTTAAATTCTGAAAAAGAAGTTATCAAAGTAACGGACAACGACATTATTTTAGACGGCACATCGTTTAGACAAGTGGCGACTTTAACTGCTATGTGGGAAACTCGCGTGGAAGAATACTTCCATTTGCTTCAATCAGAAAGCGGCGAGCCTATTACAGAGTCGTTTGAAGAAATTAACGAAGAATTCCCCGAGCAAGTTACAAAAACTATTCTCGAAGCAATAGAACAAGCAGTAAAGCCCGACTATAAAACCATAAAAAAAAATTAAGGCGGTCTCTGCGTGACCAAGTAGTTGCCGCCATGGTTTTTAATGGGCATACAGAACAATACATAAATTCGCTGGACGAGGAACTTTTTGCGGAAATACAAGTTATGTATGCAGACGGACTACTTGGAAATAAAGGGATATTCGACGCCTTAACTCCAATCACGACTGCCATATTTAATTACTTGCGCAGTAGCGGTTCGCCACAATACAAACCTGACGAGATATTCCCGTGGGTTGTAGAATATGGTTTGAACCCTGACCTAGAACCTCCGCCAGAAGAAAAAGTAAACCAAAGTCTGTTGACATTTATGACACAGGCGCACGGATTTGATATGGGGAAATTCCAAAATGGCTGAAATGCAAGTTGACGTTACTGGATTTGAAGATTTGTTTAAAGCTATGGACGAACTTGCCGAAGAAATTGGCAAAGGGAAAACCGATAGAATTTGGCGCAAGGCTTTGGGCGAGTCTATGCGTGACGTGCTTGATGACGCTAGAACTTTTGCCCCTGACGACACAGGTCAATTAAGAGACCATATTTATATGAAAGTGCATAAACCTACGGCTAGAGATAAAGCCTCTACGACTTATATGGGTGAAATGTACATGGCGCGTGTAACAGTGGGCGTTAAACGTGAAGATACAAAATTAAATGTTGTTTTGAATAAAAGAGGAAAGTTTCAAAGCGTCGCGTCTAATTTGAAACCTGTCCCCGTTTCGCAAGAGTTCGGTAATGAGCGTTTACAAAATTCAGAATTCGGAACTGCGGCTATGGGGGCGCATCCGTTTATGCGTCCAGCTTTAGACAACAACATTGAAAAAGTAATGTCAAAATTGGCGCAGTCTTTGTGGTACGAATTAACTTATGGTAAGTATGCGAAGGAATAATCATGGCAGTCATCGGTTCATTATCAGTTAAATTAGGGTTAGTCACCGTTGAATGGGCGCAGGCTACTACCGAAGCTAAACGCAAGGCGAAAGAACTGCAAACATCTTTAAATGAACTCGCTGGCGGCGCGAAAGAAGTCGCGGCTCGCATACAAGAACTCGGCGGGGCTTTTGGTCTTGGCGCAATCGGTCTTGGCGAGTTAATCAAATCTACTTTAGAGTATTCAAATCAAATTAAAGATTTAGCATCAGGATTTGGTATAAGCATCGCCAAAACTTTGCAATTCCGTGACGCGATTGAAACATCAGGCGGGAATGCAGATAAAGCGCAACAAATGCTCGGTAAATTGTATACGAATATTCAAAATGCTCGTAGTGGAAATGAAACGGCAATTGCACAATTTGAGCAAATGGGAATATCGCTTAAAGAATTAAGCGGAATGTCAACAGAGCAAGCAATTACCCGTATATTTAAAGGTTTGGCAGACGGATCAGAAAATTCATTTGAAAAAGTAAAATTATTACGCGCACAATTAGGCAAAGGCGGTCTTGGATTAGATGTGCAAGCTGTATCTGAAAAATTGACAGAATCTCTTGCTAAATACAAACAATATGAAGAATCAATTAAAAAAGCCGCAGAAGTAAATGAAACATTAAAAACAACGCTAGACAATCTTAAAATCGCATTCGCAGATTTAATTTCACCCTTTGCGAGTGGCGGTCTTGTCACGATTGAACAATTCAAAGCTATTTTAGTCGCTATCGGTTCTTATGTTGTTGTCGGAAACATTATGAAGATGGTAGAAGTCCTTAAAACGCTTTCTGCTGTAATGAAAGACATTGCCCTAGGGGAAGCCGCAATAACGTCACTACAGGGCGGCAAAGGGCTTGCACAGTTAGCGGCGGCAGTAGCGGCATACGAAATTGCAAAAGCGGCATTCGAAAATCAATCTGCAAACGCACCTGCGGTTGGCGATGCTGGTTTAACGCAAGAAGAACAAGCAAATCAAGAAGCGGCGGCAGAAGCTAATCGTCATGAAATTATCGCGGCTCAAGCTAAAATTGAACTTGCTAAAACATTGATGCAAATTGAACGTGAACGCGTTGCAAACAAAATTGTAGACCTTGAACGTGACAAATATAGCGGACAGCTTGAGGAATTAAAATTAACTCGCGCAACAGAGTTTGCAAACATTCAAGAGCAGACTGCGGCGGCATTAAACAAAGCTGATTTGAGTGAAGCGCAAAGAGCCAATATCAATGGTGAAGCGGCACAAAAAATGGCGGCGGCACAACAAAAATACAAAGATAATGTAATTTTGATTAACGCTGAACGCGACAAAGAAGTGCGTCTAATTCAAACTAAACAAGCATTCGAAGCCAAATCATTTCAATTAACTGCCGATGAATTGTTTTTAGCTGAACGCAAAAACAAAATGTCTACATTTGACTATGCGATGGCACAAGAAGAAATGTCTAGCAAAAAAACAATTTTAGGGCTTGAGCAACAGATTGTGGACGCAAAAAATAACATGGGTGAAGGCTTGGGTTACGAGGCAGAAAAAACACGCATCCAAGAGCTTATTTCAAACGAGAAAGCATTAAGTCAAGTACGCAAAGACTCTATTATCCTTACCGAAAATCAACGTCGTTCATTTACAGAAGGATGGAATGATGCTTTTAGGAAATTCGCAGAGGACGCGCAAAACTACGGAAAACTAGGCGGCGATATGTTTGGCTCTGTAGTTAGCAATATGAATAGCGCGATTGACCAATTTACTCAAACTGGTAAATGGTCTTTTCATGATTTCGCGACTAGCGTTATTCGTGACATTGCCGCGATGATTTTGAAAATGCAAGCGATGCAACTCGTAATGATGGCTATTGGCTGGGTGAATAAAACATTCGGCGTAAATATCGGCGGTCTTGGCGGCTCTACTGGTGGCGGAAACGTAAGTCCAGGGATTAAACTTCCGGGACTCGCTACAGGTGGCGAATTAACGGGTCCATCAATCGTTGGCGAGAATGGTCCAGAATTGCTTGTGCCTACGAAAAGCGGCGGAAGAATTATTCCTAACACGCAAATGGGCGCGGCTCTGTCTAGCCAGCCTCAAGTAGTCTATAATGGACCTTACATTGCAAGTATGTCAGCGATTGATACACAGTCAGCGACACAGTTCCTTGCTAAAAATAAAACGGCTGTATGGAGTGCTAACCAATCAGCTCAACGTAGTTTGCCGCAATCGAGGTAGCATATGCCATTAAATACAATTTTATCTGTATCAGAGTCGGTCAATATCAATGACCAGCGTTTTATCGGGCAAATGTTAAGCCGAAACCAGCGCATATCTACTTCTGAAATTTTGACAGTCGTGCCTTTCGCTTTCGACATGAAGCCAATGAACTATTTGCTTTATAGTCAAAATAGAACTTTGCTTGCAGAATTGCGTGCCGCTGACAAAGCAACCGAACAATATCTAAATTTTGGAACAACAGGCTGGACAAATTATATTAACTATCAAGGCGACCTCACAGGGGCGCAAATAAGTGCTTGCCTATGGCAAACTGCCAGCGCGAATAAAAATCTCGTTTTAGGGTCGTTGCCAAGCGTTTCAAGCACTACCTACATCGTTAGGACAGGCGATTTTTGCCAAGTAGGTCGTTATTCTTATATTGCGACGGCAGATGTGCAACGTGGTAGCGATTCAACAGTCACAATTCCTGTTCATAGAAATTTAATCACGCCGCTTGTATCTACTGTTGCTTGCGTAATCGGACAATATGGCACAACTGTTTCTTTAGGAGGTAGCACATTTACTGGTTGCACTTTCCCAGTAATACTACGAGAATATCCGACATACACTTTAATCCCTATGACTAACGATAGCTGGATACAATGGTCAGGGTCTTTCAAGGCTTTTGAGGCGGTGCTATGAACGTAATAACTCCAGTCGCTGGAACTAATAATATCCGCATGGCGGATTTTGTTCGTGTAACTACCCCATCAGCTACATATCGTTTTGCAACAACTCCTAGCGCATTAACTATTCCTGCGGTAGATAGCTTTCCATTTGCTGGTCTTGGCATTCTTGTAAAAATTAACGATGTTCAGCGTGACATTAAATCAACGGCTAATGAAACAACTTTGACGCTTGTAGGTATCGACACATCTGTATTGGGGTGGGTATTGGGTCAACAAGTCAAAGGCGCAAAAATTGAAATGTGGCACGGATTTTTTGACACAGATGGCGCATTGATAACAACAGGCGGCGCAGGTGGGCTTTATCAATATTTTACTGGCTATGTAAATGCTTTCAGCATTAGCGAACAATGGATGGAAGAAGTCCGTCAATTTGTGGGCACAGTTACAGTAAACGCCGCAAGCATTCAAATTATTCTGCAAAACAGAACAGCAGGAAGATATACAAACGATAATGCTTGGCAATTTTTTAATGCTGGCGACACATCTATGAACCGCATCGCGTATATCGCAACTATCAATTATGCTTTCGGTAAGGACGCACCAGCAAATTCATAGGACATAACATGACAATAGAATTTAGCGTTATCAAAGTTTCAGATAATTTAGATAAAGTAGTAGATTTGCTTGAGCAACATTACAAAGAATTATCGGTAACCAAAAATTTCAAACTAAACCCTGATTATCAGATTTATTTAGAGTCTGAAAAAAAAGGCACTTGCAGAGCGATAGCTTGTTTAGACGAAGGTGAAATAATCGGTTACATTGTTTATTTTATTGGGATTAACCTTCATTACAAAGACTGTTTGCTTGCGACAGAAGATATATATTATTTGAAGCCCGAATACAGAAGGGGATTAACTGGGTTAAGAATGTTTAAGTTTGCGGAAGATTATCTAAAAACACTTGGCGTCAATATGGTGAGATACTCTACAAAAACACACATGGACAACACAAAGTTGTTTGAATTTTTGGGTTGTTCGTTTATAGAAAAAGTGTTTGTCAAAAATTTATAGGTGAAATATGGGCGGAATTATTGCAGTAAGCGTATTGGGATTTGCAGAAGGAAGCGTTGCCGCCGCAGTAGTAGGCTTTGCAATCAATATGGTTGCATCTGCAATTCTTTCTAAAGTATTCGCGCCCGACCTTCCTAATTTAAGCAGTCAAGCACAGCCCAATCCAGGCAATCGTCAACAGCTTTCACCAGCAGGAGATAATAAATTGCCTGTGGTTTATGGTCAGGCTTATGTTGGCGGCATTATCACAGACCTTACAATTAGTTCAGACAATCAAGATATTTACTGGGTAATCGCTTTATGCGAAGTAACTAACACGGAAAGCGGCGGCACTCCTGATACTATTACATTCGGAAATGTGTATTGGGGAGGTAAACAAGTACAGTTTGGTACTGGCGCGGCGGTGACTGGATTGACAGACGAGTCTACTGGGGAAACGCAGGACGTTACAGGCAATATGGATATTTGGCTTTATAAAAACGGCTCTAATCAGCCAGCCAATACAAGCACGAGCGCAATCACAGTATTACAAGCATCAAATCTTATTTATACATGGGATGCGTCTAAACTTATGAGCAATTGCGCATTTGCGATTGTTCACATCAAATATAGTCAATCTAAAAATCTCACAAGTTTGCAACAAACGCGTTTTGAATTAATAAATTCAAGGTCGTCTGCTGGCGATTGTATTAACGATTATTTGTTTAGCGAAAGATACGGCGCGGCTATTCCTGCATCACAAATTGACACAACAAGTCTTTCTGCGCTTAATACATATTGCAATACTGTGATTAACTATACAAATTATAGTGGCGGCACATCCACACAGCCTAGATTTACCTTTAATGGCACTTTAGACACAAACCAAAAAATTATGCAGAATATTCAAGCAATGGCGGACTCTTGCGATTGTTTAATTCGGTATAACGAAATATCTGCACAATGGGGCGTTGTCGTACAGCAATCTACATATTCTATAGCGATGGAGTTAGACGATAGCAATATTATTTCCGCATTTACTGTAACGCCTATTGATTTGTCTAATAGTTTTAATATCATTGAAA